TTCTTGCCTTCTTCTACTATGTTTTGTAGTAAAGAAAATAATGTAGGTGAAGGTTCTTTATAAGGTAAGAATGTAATATTGTCTCTGATAGCACCACCTGGTACATCTACATCTCTAAACTCACCTGGCATAATAGGACTATCATCACCTTTAATACGCAGACCTCTAGCTTTTAAACCACCTGGTAGATTGCTTAAAGTACCTGCATCTACTAATTGTCTTAGTATAGATGTAGCTGATTTAGCTAATCCACCAATCATATGTATCAAACCAAAGCCATAAAAGCCTAGTCCTGGTAAATATTGATAGTGAACAAAGTGCATCCTTCTTAACTTAGCCTTGTCATCTTCGTAATAGTTTCTTCTGATACTAAGAATAATGCCTGAAGGATTATCTATTGTTACTACATAAGGTAATGCAATACCTGTTTCTTCGCCATTTTCATCTTTATCCTCAAACCCTTTAAGGTCTAAGTCTACTTGCATTTCTAATATAGTATGGCGTGTATCGTAGCTATAACTTTCTGATTCACCAGTCATCTCATTATATTTCTTAGTAATATCTGATGATGTTGGTGTTGCATCTGGTAATTCTATATCTCTGTAGAATCCACTAACCTGCATCTTTCTGATGTCATTAGTAGACTTNTTCATTACATGAGTAGCTCTTTCACAAGTTTCTAAATCACTTGCACCATAATTAACTACAACATCTTCTGCTGGTACAAAAATACCACTTGGTCTATTTAGTGTTGGGTCAAAGTAAATCTTTCTAAATGCTGAACCTGCTAATGGTAATGAAAACAACATCTTTTCTGTTTCAGTACGATATTCAGTCATTTCATATGTAAGCAAGTAGTTAAGATAATCTTGAACTCTTTGACTTTGTTTTTCTTTTTCTGAATTTATTGGTCCTACTATCTTTGTTCTTACTGGACCTGATGCTGGAAATATTTCTGATATTGCCTGCGATTGAAATTTAATAACTGCTTCACTAAGCATTGGATGAAATACACCACAAGCTCCTGCCCAAGGTGTTGTTCTATCTTCAATCTTTAATCCTAACTGGTCTAAACCTTTAGTATAGGTTTCTTCCCAATCAGCTCTTGAATCTCTATCTGAGTTAAAAGCATTTAATAATTCATTACCGACAGAATTAAGTTCATCATCATCTAAATATTCTACAAGGTTTGAATCAAAGCTTTCTGCTTGCATTTCATTTGCACTAGGGTCAAAGTCAACAATCATTCCACCATCTTCGGTTTCTGTTGTTAATGCATTTTGTATTTCAATATCTAAGCCTTCTTCTGGCTCCATCTCTACTAAGCCATCTATTGGCGTAGCAGGTTCGTATTGTTTGTCTATAGCCAATGTAATCTCCTAGTAATAATCTGCTTTACGATTGTGTTCTATTGGCTCATCTTCTTCATCAGAATCTAGAGGAACAAAACCGCCTTGTCTAAATCTTAACAGAGCTTGCGTACTGCTATCAACTAAATCGTCATGTTCCATGTTAGGGAAACCAGCAAACTCTTCTACAACTTCTTCTGCCCATCTTGTTTCTGGTGCCCAAACAATGCCTGAAGCAAACAAATCAGATACAGCATTTACCCTAGATATTTTATCATTACCACGACTCGGTGTATATTCCTGTACTGGTATGCCTGTTTGTCTAAGTTCAAAAATTAAAGGTAAGCCTGCTGCTTTAGCCTCTACAATGAACGCATCTGGCTTATAGGCGTTATACTTCTCAAAAGCCATTTTCTTTAAATCTGGGAACTCTAGACGCTCCTTATAGGCATCTAAGAGTATAAGATTGGGTGCCACAAAACCATCATCATTTTCTTTGTAGAAAACTCCCCATGTAGTACAAGCTGAATAGTCAGCTCTTTGGGTTTTCAAAAAAGGCTGTGTCCCATGATTGAATAATGAACTCACATTCAGGAGGATTCATTCCATCCCACACTCGCCACCATTCTCTTTTAACAAGAGCACCTTCTTCTGAGGTAGGGTCTTGTTGATACTGAGCCATCCACTTTGAACTAGGCAATTCAGCCTTCAAAGCTTCCAACTCTTCTAACTTCCAGAAAGCATCCCACAAAGGCTTACCAGAAGGTAAGATTGCAGGCAGTTCTATAACTTCCCATTGGTCGGCTCCGCCACGTTTGATACTAGCATCCACAACTTGACCAGTTAAATCTTTATTATGCCATCTTGTCATCACTACAACGATTGCACCATTAGGCTGTAAACGCTGTCTTGGACCAGATGTGTACCATTCATAGGTACGATTAAAAACATTTATGTCTGAACTTGCACCTTCTTGTTCAGAGTGCGGGTCATCAATGATAAGTAAGTCAGCACCTTTACCAGTAACTGCACCACCTACACCGATAGCAAAATATTCACCGCCTTTGTTCGTGTTCCAACGACCCGCAGCTTTGGAATCCGACTGCAAACTAACATTCGGGAATATTTTCTTATAATCTTTACTTCCTACAAGGTTTCTAACCTTTCTACCAAAACCCACCGCTAATTCTGCGGTATGTGCTGTCTGTATTATCTTCTTTTCAGGTCTGCTTCCCAGAAACCATGCAGGTAATAGGTAAGACGCAAACTCGGATTTGGTATGTCTAGGTGGCATGTTGATGATAAGACGCTTTAAATCGCCATTGGCTACCCTTTCAAAGGCATCCGCCATAACTTGATGGTGGGGACCATGGATAAAAGCACTCCACATCTCTTGAACAAACGCCATATAGTCTGTAGCACATTTCTCNCTGGACTTGGCATCTTCTAATTCATCTAATAAACCTAACAATTCCCTCTTTTCGTCTAAAGAAAGGTTTTGTACTTGGTTTAATATTTGGTTACTCATACATCTCCTATACTAGATAGTAAGTATGTACTTCCTAAAATTAAAAACTTACTAAGTTCCTACCACTAAGTGGCACTTAATAAGTAAATACTTTACAAGTAGGTACCTACTAGATGTAAATCACGCTAGATTTTAACATAATTGCACATCTTCACAGGAAAAACAACCATTTTTGTAAAATAATGGGGGGGGTCTAGGGACCCTAGGGTCTTTCCTGGAACAATTATATATTACATCTGTACAAAACGCTATCAAAATGCAATACATAGGGGGGGGTGTGAAAATGAGTAATATCCTGTGCATATCACTATGTATATAAGATAGTAGGAGTCCCGCACACACATAAGGGGGTTGGGGGGTCTATTTATAGTGGGGAATCCAAACACAATATGTAGTGGTTCAACGATCAATCTGGAATACTACATGTTGTGTTTCACCCTATATATAGTGCATGGACATATCGCACCACATACAGCACACACATAGACCATGTGTTGCCCTATTAGATAGTTGGTTGTTGGTTGTCTATTGGTTGCTTAGTAAAGCTTCGATACGCTCTTCAATATCACGTTCAACTTCATCACTTGTTCTAGCTTCTTTAGTCTCTACTACATCACTGAATAACGATACGCTTTTGCCTAGTAATTCCAAGGCTCGAATCCTAGCGGAATCTGAATCTGATTCTTTGGACTCTCTATATAACTGGTCTATCACATAGTTCCTTGTCCTAAGGCTACTAGCAACCGCTACTGTCTCTTTACGTTCAATAGCCTTATGTATGCTTTGTGCAATCTTAGGGTTAGCTACAAGCTTGCTTGCTTCTACTTCGACCCATTTAGGTATCTTCCCTTGCTTAGTTAAGGTGACATCATAGACCTTTGCATATGCTTCCTTATAACTACCCAACTTGCCCTTGATAATTTCATCCACAAACTGGCGTTGCTTAATAGTTAGTTCCGCTTCTTTTTTTACTACTGTAAGACTTGGTTTTTTTGTATCGCTCATAAGATAAATATTAAACCAACTGGATTGATTTTGTAATGCTCACAAATAGCTAGCAAATATAATGTACTGGTAAATGTTTACTTTGGTGTTCACATCAATTAAGATGTGCTTACAAACTAAAAAGGACATTACCTATACGACATATTTAAACGACTACCAAGAAGCAGTATCACATTATTAATATACGAACTTGGTTGATGGTCTCTAGATTTACCATCGAGGATTAGAAGCCTATAAACTCATTACCATAAGAACATGAGGACAAAACAAAAAGCGTACCAGTAGAAGCTTGTAAATCAAATTAAGTGGATGCGGAAACGATAACTTCCAGTTGTGACTTCTCCAAAAGTCTGTGAATTAACACACTGATGAGAATCCTAATTATGGGGTTCAAGAAACTTATAAATACTTGGAGGTATTAATTATGTTTAAACCAAGCGAAGCGAAAATGTCATGTCTATCTGTTTTGAAAGGGAATAATATTCCTTTCTTGATTGGAGGAACTGGCGTAGGTAAATCCGCGATTGTAAAAGAAATTGCGGAGGAACTAGCGGAAGATAGAACTTTAACTGATTCAGTC